ATATTGGCAAATTTAGACGTTATATATAAGTACCAACAGCCGAAAGGAACTCGACATGGCTAAATACACAATGGATATGATCCTAGAATACGCGAAGGTGTTCGCAGAAAATGCAGACATGGGTAGTCCAGATGGACCTCGTGCCGCACAAGCAGTACATCAGAATGGTGGACAGTTTATTACTAACGCTTACTTCACTGACGAAGAGCAGATAAGTAAGTTAGAGTCTGAAGGTTTAGACTTACATCCTATGAATAGTGACCGCATACGACAAGGTAATGCAGATCTAGGTATAGGTAAGTACATGAAGATCAAACGTAAGATCTCTGATGTAAAGAAATTTACAGATCGCAATGGTGAGCCTGTTACTATTGATTATGGTGGCGCGCCTAAAGTTGTTAACCTAACTGAAGGTCGTGAAGGTAAACGTATGTGGGACTTCTCTAGCGATGGACCACTAGGTAATGGTACTAAAGCTAAGGTACAGTTTGAAGTATATGCTAATGGTGCTGGAGTAAGACTACTAAACGTAGGTGTTACAGATCACGTACCTTATGAAGATAACCCAGTGTCAGAAGATGACGAACTGTTTAACGTCTAGGAGTAGAAAATGAGAGTAAGTGTTAATGCATACATGGAAAAGGATGATGATGGTTACAGTGGAAGTGTTGATATGAGTAGGGACGATATTACAGATGCCCAACAGTTAGCTCAACTCTTTGCTGAAGCCGCACATGCTTTTGGCTTCACATATGTTAAGTCTGTAGGTTTTGAGTGTGAAGATGGTGAAATGATGTGGGGCGACACTTAAATGGATATGGGGAAGGTACTAATCGATGGTGATATAATTGCTTATCGTGCGGCCTTCTCCACTCAACAGGAAGGATCTTCAGATACCGAAAGAAAAGTTGATGATCTTATCGAATTCATTTTAGAGAAGACTGTATTATTCCCAGAGTTAGGTATTGACTATGAAGTATACTTAACTGGAAGTGGTAACTTCAGATATGAGATAGCTAAGTCACATGTCTACAAGGGAAATAGAAAACACGTTGAGAAACCTAGACACTTGCAACATGCTAGAGATTACATGGAGAGCAAGTATAAAGCTATCATAAGCCAAGGAGAAGAAGCTGATGATCTTATCGCAATGGAAGCCGCCAAACTAAACTACAAGGCTTGTGTAGCCTCTATAGATAAAGATATGTTACAAATACCTTGTTGGCATTTCAATATCGTTAGAGGTGACTATCTAGAAGTAGCCCCCTTCGGGGGAATTAAGTTCTTCTATACTCAGATACTAACGGGAGATAGAGCAGACAATATAGTAGGTCTGTTTCGTGTTGGACCAGTTAAGGCTAAGAAGATACTAGAAGGTGCAGAGACAGAAGAAGAACTCTGGGATCTTGTAGTTAAGGCCTACGATGGAAATGAGGATAGAGTAATAGAAAACGCTAGGCTGTTATGGCTTAGAAGAGAAGAGGCAGAAATATGGCAACCACCAAGAGTAAGATCCGACAACAAGCTATAAAGAATGGTTATCGTTCTGGGCTTGAGGATGTCATATCAGAAGACCTCAAGAAGAGGGGTGTAGATTTTGGCTACGAGACTGTCAAGATAAAATGGCAGTTAATCGAAAGTAAGACCTACACCCCTGACTTCATACTACCCAATGGTATCATAATTGAAAGTAAAGGACGCTTTGTTCTAGATGATAGAAAGAAGCATCTTAAGGTTAGAGAGCAGAACCCAGATCTTGACATAAGGTTTGTCTTCAGTAATAGTAGAAACAAGATTCGTAAAGGATCTAAGACTACATATGCTATGTGGTGCGAGAAGAACAACTTTCTATATGCAGATAAAAGGATACCCGACGAATGGATAAAGTAACTTACAATGTACACAGAGTAATCAATGGACCATTTGAATGTAAAGATGGCAACTGGTGGTTAACATGTAGTGTAGAAGATGTAGAAGCTAAAGAGATGTTTGAAGACGACATACCTTTTGTTAGCTTTGATGCCGCTTATAAGTTTCAGTCCTACTTCTTATCGACGATAGAACCTATCGTTATAAACATACCCTACGAAGGAAATGAACATGTCTAAGACAGCAGTTGTATTTAGTTGCGCTCATAGTGACCCGACTACAAGTAATGAAAGATTTGATTGGCTAGGAGAATTAATATATGACGTTAACCCCAATTATATCATCGACCTCGGTGATGGTGCTGATATGCGTTCTCTCAATAGTTTTGATACTAGGAGTCCTGAAGCTATTGTCAGTCAGAGCTATGAACAAGATATCGAGCATTACAATGAATCTATGGATAGGCTTAGACAAAAGCCCAGTCAGAGAAAATACAAAAGACCCAGATGGATTGGCTTCGAAGGCAACCACGAAAACAGGATTAAGAAGGCACTCAAAAGTGATCCCAGACTTGAGGGAGACAAATACGGGATATCCTTTGGGCATCTTCAAACAGACCACTGGTTCGACGACTACCACGAATACAGAAACTCAGGACCATCTATAGCTGAATATGATGGTGTGTCGTATGCTCACTTCTTTCAAGCAGGTAACTTCGGTTCTGCTGTATCTGGATTACACCACGCTAATACTCTCTTAGGTCACAGATATACAAGCTCTACTTGTGGTCACAGTCATAAACGTGATCTAAAGTTTAAGGATGGAGCTAAAGCTATAGGACTTGTAGCAGGTTGTTTTAAAGGTGCTGAAGAAGGTTGGGCAGGTCAGTCTAATCTTGATTGGTGGAAGGGTGTAGTAGTCAAACGTGAGATAGAAAATGGTATGTATGAACCAGAGTTTGTTTCACTTAAGAGGTTAAAGGAGTTGTATGGGTAAACGTAGTAACTTTGAGAGAGTACCTAGAGACTACTACCCAACACCCATAGAAGCTGTAGAGCCGCTACTAGCACACTTGCCATACGCATTTGATTATGTAGAGCCTTGTGCTGGTGACGGACGCTTAATAAGACACATAAGTAAACTAACTCAAGGTACAGGAGAATGTATATATGCTAGTGACATTGAGCCAAGACATGCTGATATATTTACTTCTAATGCTCTTAATCTTGATTTTGGTGGCTATGGAGTAATGGACTACATGATAACTAATCCACCTTGGGACAGAAAAATATTACATAGTTTAATAGACCATTGGCTAGAGATATGTCCTACTTGGTTATTGTTTGATGCTGATTGGATGCACACTAAACAGTCAGCTTTATTTATGACTTACTGCTCTAAGGTTGTATCGATAGGTCGTGTTAAGTGGATAGAGGGTAGTAAAAGTGTAGGCAAGGACAACTGTTGTTGGTACTTGTTTGACTTATACAAAGAAGATTTAAAACCAACAGAATTTTATGGAAGAGTAGTATGACAATAGGATTTAGAGAGTACCAACAGAAAGCAGTTAGCTTTGCTATATACCCTGCAACACATAAGGTTCTGTACCCTACTTTAGGTTTATGTGGGGAGACAGGGGAAGTAGCCGAGAAGGTTAAGAAGCAAGTAAGAGATGGTGTGTTTAATCGACATGAGGTAGCAAAGGAATTAGGTGACGTACTGTGGTACTTATCTAACTTAGCTAACGACATAGGTTATAACTTAGATGAGATAGCTGACATAAATATAGAGAAGTTAACAAGCCGTAAGAATAGAGATAAGATAAAAGGGTCAGGAGACAACAGATGAGAATATTAAGAGCGTTTGGTAGATGGTGGTATAGGTTTATTAACTATATGATTACGTGGCAACTACATAGGGATGCAGTAAAGCACTTGAATAGGTTGACTGACAGAGAATTAAAAGACATAGGTCTTACTCGTGGTGAGATAGATAGAATGATATGGTTTAAAGAAGATAAGAAAGACAGAGGGACTAAAGAATGAGCGATAACTACTTACCAACAGACTACCAATCCTTTATACACAAGTCACGTTATGCTCGTTGGTTAGAAGCAGAAGGCAGAAGAGAGTCTTGGGGAGAGACAGTAACTAGGTATATGGACAATTTAGTTAAGCCAGCTTTAGGAGATCACCCTAAGCAGATAGCAGAGATAGAAGAAGCTATACTAAACCTAGAAGTGATGCCTAGTATGAGGGCATTGATGACTGCTGGTCCAGCTATGGCTCGTGACAATACAGCAGGTTATAATTGCTCTTACTTAGCTGTAGACGACATAAAAGCATTTGATGAAGCTATGTTTATATTGTTGTGTGGTACAGGTGTAGGGTTCTCTGTTGAGAGACAGTCTATACAGAAGCTACCAGAAGTCCCTGACAGTATGTTTAATAGTGATACCACAATCATAGTAAAAGATAGTAAAGAAGGATGGGCTAAGTCTCTAAGACAACTCATAGCATTGTTGTATAGTGGTGAGATACCTAAGTGGGATGTATCTAGAGTTAGACCAGCAGGTGCGAAGCTAAAGACTTTTGGTGGTAGAGCATCAGGACCAGCACCTCTTATAGACTTATTTAACTTTGTTACTAAAGTGTTTACAGAAGCTAAAGGTCGTAGACTATCATCTCTAGAATGTCACGATATAATGTGTAAGATTGGTGAGGTAGTCGTTGTAGGTGGTGTACGTAGGTCTGCTATGATTTCCTTGAGTAACCTATCAGATGACAGAATGAGACATGCTAAGTCAGGTTCATGGTGGGACAACGATCCACAAAGAGCATTAGCTAACAACTCTGTATCATACACTGAGAAGCCTGATAGTTTGTCGTTCATGAGAGAATGGATGGCTCTAGTGGAAAGTGGGAGTGGTGAACGTGGTATCTTTAATCGTGAGGCATCTAAGAAGCAAGCTAACAAGAATGGTAGACGAGATCCTAACTATGAGTTCGGGACGAATCCTTGCAGTGAGATAATCTTGAGGCCAGCACAATTTTGTAATTTAACGGAGTGTGTAGTACGTGCTACAGATACAGTAGAAGACTTAGAGCGTAAGGTTAGAGTAGCTACAATACTAGGTACTATACAATCTTCTTTTACTAAGTTCCCATACCTACGTAAGATATGGCAAAAGAATACTGAAGAAGAAAGACTACTAGGTGTGTCTATGACTGGTATTATGGACAATCCTATAATGACAATTAAAAACGAAGGATTGGAGAATACACTTGGACATCTCAAACAGATCGCTGTCGATACTAATGCTACTTGGGCTAAACGCCTTGATATCCCTGTCAGTACTGCTATCAGCTGTGTTAAACCAAGCGGTACTGTCAGCCAACTGGTTAACAGTAGCAGTGGGATTCACGCTCGTCACTCAGCCTATTATATTCGCACTGTACGCGGAGACAACAAAGACCCGTTAACAAAGTTTATGATGGATCAAGGTATACCTAATGAGCCTGATGTAATGAAGCCTGACCAGACTACTGTGTTTAGCTTCCCTATGAAAGCTCCAGACAATGCAGTAGTTACTGCTGACATGTCTGCCATAGATCAGTTAGAGATGTGGTTAGCTTATCAAAGATCTTGGTGTGAACACAAACCTAGTGTGACTATTAATGTTAAGAAAGATGAATGGTTTGAAGTAGGAGCATTCGTATATAAACACTTCGATGAAATGTCAGGTGTGTCGTTCTTACCATTCAATGAACATACGTATCAACAAGCACCCTATCAGGATGTAGAAGAGAAGTCTTATCTAGAACTACTAGGATCTATGCCTTCTTATATTGACTGGACTAAACTATCAGAATATGAGCAAGAAGATAACACTGCTGGAAGCCAGACATTAGCATGTTCTGGAGATAGCTGTGAGATTGTAGATCTCGTTTAATGTGGATAGTAATAACTAGAAACCAATGTAACTTCTGTGATGCCTCTTTACAATTACTAAGGGGTGTTGCAGGTAGTCAGGTAACAACATATAATGTACAGTCTCCAAGTAGTAAGTGGTTATTGACTTTAATGCGTAAGTCAGGCTATACTACAGTACCTCAAATATTTAAACCAGATGGCACTCACCTTGGGGGCTATACAGAACTAAGGGAATACTTAAGTAAAAATGGCTAAGTGGAATTTAGATCAGAAACAACAAAAAGAGATGGGCTTCGACCCAGTTAATAAACCTGCTCACTATAACCAAGAAGGTATAGAATGTATTGACTATATTAGACAAGTATTAGGTACTGATGGTTTTATAGCCTACTGTCATGGGAACATGATTAAGTATCAACATAGGTATAGGTACAAAGCTAATCCTGTAGAAGATATGAAGAAAGCAGAATGGTATCTTAAGCGTATGAATGAAGCATTAGCGGAGAAACATAAATGACAATAAACGAAGGAATACTACTAGGTAATCTAGCTCTTTCTGTCTACTTAGTGTGGATCATATCTAGGCTAAATCAAGATATAAAAACTCTATTCGAAGGTCTAGCAATAACTATGGATGCAGTGGGTGTTAAATAGACCCCTACAATGGAAATATAGAATCAAAAAAGCCGTAGGCGTCCTTGAGTGGATACCTACGGCTTTTCTTTTGTTTACTCTTCAACCATGCTGAGAGCTTGTTCTAATGTTTCTTTATTACGCCGTGACCATCCACGACCAAAGTGTTTGTAATCATCTAGACCTTCATAGAAGCCTTGACGTACTGTGTATACATAATCAATTATAAACTTGGGATCTTTCTCCATTATAAGACCTAACGTCTGTGGTCCTATAGCTCCATCAGGTGTCGCTCCTACTGCACGTTGTACAGCTTTAGCAGGTCTACCACTTCCCGAATTCACAGCCCAGTCGAAACAGCTCCAGTCTAAGCCCGATGGAAGTGAATCTCCTTTAACTCGATTCCAGTAGTTCTTCTTATATATAGGAGCTACATCATCTGGAGTTAAGTCTCTCATCTCTTGTTCAGTAGACTCTCTGCCAATCCATTTGTCGTACACTCTCTTAGTGACTCCCAAATT